CTAAGCTAGTAGAACGATTAACAAACATCATGTTTTCTTCAATAGCACCTTGCTTATCAAACTCTGCTAAAATAGCGTCAAACTCAGCTAAGTCAGTAGCAGCGTTAACACCAGTAACACCAGTAGTAACATTACCTCTTGATTCAATAGCAGCGAATAAACCTTCAGTACCATAAGAACCAGTGTGGCTCAAAACAGTAGTGTTAGCATCAAGTAAAGTGTTTGATCCATCAGCAGCAGACAACTCAGATTCAAGCATTGCCATTTCAATATAATCAGCAAAACGAGCGCGAGTATCAGCTTCAGCTTTTAAGTACCATAAGTAACCTGATTGTCCTTCTTCACTAGAAACCTCAACCCAACCAATACGAGATGCATCAGATCCTGATACTTCGTAGTAGTCTTTCATGATAATTGGCTTGTTAGTAAAAGATTTAAATCTTGGCTCATTAGCACCTCTTTGATCAGTAGCACCAGTACCAGCAGCATTAGTGTAAGTAGTACCTTTTGAAAACTCAGAACCATAAACTAATATAGTAGTAGTTTGGTTTGAAGTAGTACTTAAAGTATCTGTTCCGTAAGGAGAGAAGTCAATAGTATCAGTAGCTACTTTAGTAACAACAGCTTTAACAATACCGTTAGTAGAGTCAGCTATAATAATAGTGTCGTTTGGTCTAATACCATGTCTTACTTCGCCAGTATGACCGTTAGAGATACCTGAGTTATCAGAATCAGCTCCGTCAATATCAGCTTGAATTAAGATTTGTGAACTTGAGTTAAGACCACTTGTAGCAGCAGATACTTTACCTTTATAAGATAAGTGTAATCTACCTTGTTCAGACCATACAACTTGATCAGCTGTCATAGCCTCTTCTGCACCAACCTGAGAAAGGAAACCAGAAATTGTACGAGGTCCAAAAACCTCAGCTTCTTTTTCCATCAAGTCTGGAACATATTGTTGCGCCCAACCTTCATTGGCTGTAGCGGCTAAGTCTAAGTAGTTTGAAGAAAGTGCTTGCTGAACCGAAGCAGGTACACTATTTAACAAACCACCAGGATTTGAAATTGCCATAATTTTAAATTTTAAGCGTTAAATAAATTATTTTTTGTTTTTAATTTTAAACTTAAAATCTGAAGAGTTGTTACCTAATACTTTTACCTTAACACCACCTGCTTCAAAACCTTTATGACCTTGACGAGGTTGCATGTTTATATTTTTAGATTTAGCAACACTATCCTTGATAGCATCAGCTCTACCTTGTTCGTAAAAGTGCTTAGCAATAGCATCGGCATTTGAGGCTGTATAAATAGATTTATGATATTCAGACGCGTTTATTATACTACCATCTTTATTCAAAAACTTTTCGATAAAGTTGTTCATATCACGTTGTTCACCTTTTAATCCTTCTACATCTTTAACATTAACTCTAAATCTTTTATCACCAACGTTGTATTCAAAACCCTTGAACTTGTTGTTAAATAATGATTCAGTTTGCTTGTTAAAAGTAGACCTCATCTTTTTTTGCGCCTGTTGCTTTTCCTCAGACTCTTTGTTATATCGATTAAAGAAGTCCATTGCTTTTTGCTGTTCTTGCGTAAGCTTTGATCCTGCTTTAATCTCTTCGTAATATTTAGACTTTTGCCCGTCTAAGTAGGCTTTAGCCTCGGCAACTTGCTCTTTTAAGGCTATTTTCTTTTTTCTAACATCTTTGTCATCATCAACTTCTTCGTCGTATGAAAAAGTTTCTTCCATTAAGAACGCTCTTTCTTCAGCGTCGAGATGAGGTTTTGTTATTTTATAATATTCTTGCAACACTGTTAAGTTATCCATACTTGAATAATCTTGATTAAGCATTACATAATCTTCTAAGCTTCCGCCAGTTTCTTCTACGAAGTCAACTAGCTTTTGTATGTTTTCCGGTAAAGGCTTGCCAGTAGACTCTGCTTCAGCTATAGCTTCTTCTACTTGCTCTACAACTTCTTCTACTGTTCCATCTACCTCTTCATCTAATACTTCTTCTAGTACTGGTAACTCTTCTTGTACTTCTCCTTGCGGTTGTACTTCTTCTTGTTTATCTTCGGTTGCGGTACTTTCATCGCTTCCAACCACTCTTGAGTCGTCAGTTTCACTTGTTGTAGTTTCCTCTGTTTGCTCTTCTGGTTTTTCATCTTCTGTTGGTTTGTTTAAATCTACCTTAATAACATCTTTGTCACCTGCAGACATAAATTTACTTTCATCAACTTGTTGAGTTGTTTCTTCAACGTTATCAACGTTTTCTAATTCTTGTTCCATAATATAAAATATAAAAAATTAATTGTTATTTAGGATCAAAACTACCTAAATTAAATCCGCCTCCAAGTATATCATTACCGGCAGACTCAAACTTTTTAGGTGTTCCACCTGTTTTTCTTTGATCTATAAGTTCGCTTTGCTGTGAAGCTTGTATCTTGGTTCTTTCGTCTTTTCGATCTTCTTTTTCTTTTTCTCTAGACTTCAAGCCTTCAACTTCTACACCTTTTAGTTGTATATTGTAATTAAACTCTAACTCCATGAGTTCTTTTTTAAGCTCAGCTTCTCTTTCTTGCGCGGCTGCTCTTATTTGAGCTTTCGCTTGTTCTAAAGCTATTTCTGATTGAACTGCAGCTTGATTTTTTCTAACATCTAAATTAGCCGCAACTTGAGCAGAATTATTGTTAGCTTGTGTTTGATTAGCTATATTTTGTTGAACTTGCAAAGCGTCTTGAGCTAGCTTCTTTTTTCTTCTTATTTTCAAAAGTTGGTTAGCTAAAGACACACTCTTGACTTGTCTTATGTCTATCGCATCTTCAAGATCAATATTTTTTTGAGCTAAAGCCATTTGAATATTATTTTCTAACATAGCTTTTTCTTCTTCGTCTGGAGCTAGTTCTAAGAATATACCAAAGTCATGAATATGTAAATCTTTTACTTCTTCCAGCGACGCAAAGTTGTGAGCGCCTATAGATTTCATAAAAGCATCAGCTGTTGGTGAGTACTCTATTATATCTGAAACTCTCATCGATAAACACTCGGCGGCTTCTAATGTTAAAAACATACCAGCTTGAAGAACGTGTCTAGTAGCAGTGTTGCTGTTAGCTGCTGCTAATTTTTGTAAACCAACTAAAGCGTTTTTATCAGGAGAGCTACCGTCTCTAGCCTCATTTAATCCAGTTACATCGCGTATCATTTGTAAGTAGTAATTATAGTTAGCTATCAAAGCTTGCATTTTATTACCACCACTACCAGATGTTATTTCTTGAATAGGTACTTTTCCAGGATTAATATCTCCATCTTGAGTAAAAGATCTACCAATAACAGAACCAGTTTGAAAAAACATGTTTAAAGCTTCTTGTGGATTATAATTTGTTCCGTTACCAAGATCAACTTCAGCTAAACCATCAGCGTCTAAGTAAACGCCGTCTGGCACCATTCGCGACATAACTTGTTGCAGTTTTAAGTGCGTCAACTGTATCATATCTGCAAAACCAGTGATACGACCAACTAGCGACTCTATTCTACCGTTGTAAATTCTAGGCGCAACGATTTGATAGTTCATTTTGACCTTGTTGAAGTCGCTCTTAGGTCTCATCATATTTTCACACATTTCCCACCTCAACAATTTATTAGTACCTAATATTAAAGCTCCATCATATAAAACTTCAATAGATCTTTGTAGTTTAGAATAATCTCCCTCTGCACTGTCAGGAGGATTGAAAGTATCATCTTTTTCAATAGCTCTAGCTCCACCTGATTTTGTTTCTTTTATTTTATAAACCTCGTTCATGTAGGTCTTATAATTAAAATACAAAATCTTCACTTTATTAATATCGTTGTCTTTACTAGAATATGGTTCGTAGTCGTAGTTGTAAGTAGTGTTACTTATTTCTTCTAGATCTTGCTCTGTTAAAAAAGGAAACTGTTTAGCTAACTCATTTATTGGTATAGACTTCACTTCGCCTACGTAGTATAAATCATCAAAGTTAGGAGACTCTGAGTAAGAGTATACTAAATCTGCTGGATCTACGTATTCTACAATAGCTCCTTCAGAAGTGTTAAAAGAAGTTTTAGTAGCACCGATACCTAGAACAGCTAAATCGTAGTAAAATCTTTTCTTAATTAAATCGTAGTTACTTGCGTCAAACAAAACATTTATAGCTTGCTCTTGAGCTACTTCTATATTTTGCTTATAGTTTAACTGCATGTGTATCTTTAACTCGTCTTGATCGGCTGGTATCTTAGATAAGTCATTTTCAAACATGTCTATACCAAATAGCTTACTAGCTTTTTCGTTAAAATCTTTAGACAACATATCTCTAAGCAAAGACTCCATGTATTGAGTTCTCTTAGAAACTCCATAAGGATCTTGAGAAACAGCTTTGAGCTCGTAATCTTTATCAGACATCCCGTTTACTACAATATCAACAAACTTAGATATTATTGGAACAGGCTTCCAGTCTAGATTTAAGTAAGATAAATCACCATTGATAGATAATTCATCTTTGTACTTTTGTATAGACTGCTCTCCTCTAGCGTATAATCTTAGGTTGTGAAAACTAGAATACCTACTTCTATATCTACTTGATCTACTAGTACTACTACTAAACCATTCTGACTCTATAGCTTTCGCTACTCTTAAACCATAATCGTAACTTAGCTTTTCAGCATCGCTAACTGTTTGTTTTGGAAAGTACTTATGCGGATAACTCATTTTATTGATTTATTATTTTTGAAATACTACCAGTGTTTGCGTACTTAGCAATATTTATATTTAATTTACTTTTTGTTTTAGCGCTAACAGGTCTATACAAATGTCTATTGCAAGCCATTATAGCTAAACCACTACTTATAGAAGCATCAAACTTCGTACGTTTGTTAATATCAAATTTAGACCAGTCTAGCAACGTTTCGTTAAAATATATATTACCATAATTACCATCTTGTAAATGACCAACGTGATCATTTATATACATTTCAATAGCAGCAGCGTGGGCTTGTTTTATATCTTCACTCGAGTTAGGGATACCTCCCACTTCGCGCTCTGCTACCGATAATTTGTTCCAAACTTTATCAGGTCTGTTCATACTAAACGCTCTGTAACCTCTACGCTTAAAGTAGTATAGTAATCTTGGTTTATTATTCTCAGCTAGTAATGGCATCCCGTAAAACACACATGACATAAGTACATCTTCAAAAAACATCTCAGCGGTTTGTGGTCTAGCTATATACTCTAAAAAAAAGTGATTAGCTGGAGCATCTTCCATAGAAAACTTAGTTAACCCGTGTAAAGCTCCTTTAGATCCTTTACCATCAACTGTACCGCTAATATCGTAGCTGTCGCAGCCAAACGCACCAATATGTTCGTTTCCTGGATACTTAACTCCATTTTTAATTACAACTTTGTTTTGCAAACTTAAACTAGGCACCCAGCTAATTTTAAATCTACCTTTTGGATCTGGATTAAAAATTACTTGAGTATCTTTAACCCCGTTTGCCCATTGAAAATTTCCAACATTTACAGCTGCGGAGCTAGTTGCTTCTTCGTTATAATCTATTTGCTCGTATATTTTAACTAAATTAAATATACTATTTTTTGTTTCATCTCTAAATGCATGTTCTTCAGTTCGTGGAAACTGTCTGTAAAACTCATTTAAAGCATCTTGGTCATCGCGTAATCCGTCGGCTTCATTGTTCCAGTTCTCTATAACACCAACGTCTATTAGTTCACCGTCGGGTCCATAACACTTTCGTGTTGGGGTATTGAAAACTGGTCGTCCATACTCATCAATAAATCCTTCATAGTTCCATTCCATTGGGATAAACAAAGAATATAAACCAGAACGTGTTTGACCATTTCTATTTCTTTTTTTGACATCACTGTCGTTATATAACTTTTTAAAGTTATCACCACCTTTATCTAAAGCGTTTGATGTTGATCCCATCATACACTTACCTATAATTCTACTACCAAGACGCAAGCAGGTTTTTGTAACACGCCAGTTGTTTAAAATATTATCAGGTCTTTCCCACTTACCACTTTCATCGTGCACTAGCAGATTAAGTTTTTCTCCATCATAACTGTTGTCACCTGTATTTTTCCAATCAATAGTAGTGTCAAGTCCAACCAACTCCTCTTGCTTTTCGTTCGCAGTAATTTTTCTACGCGTAAACTTACTTGCAGGAACCCTATAAGCAAGCTCAGACTTAGGTCTGTCCATACCATCTTGAATGGGTTTGAAGAAGAAAGGATAGTTAATAGATATTGGTACCACTTTGTCGGTAAACATTTTCTTTGCATCAGATCCACTTTTAGATAGTATTCCATATCTAGAGTCACTTGATATAGTAGCTAAATTAACAGCTTCAGCTGAACTCATAAAAGAAAAACCACTACGTCTGTTTTTTAAATAACACATACCATAGCATCTCTTGTCTGCTTTACATGCTTCCCAAAATATAAAGAACAACCTGTTTGCCTCTCTAAAGTCTGGAGCACCAACGTCTATCTTGCTCCATTGTAAATACATGTAATGACTACCTGTAACATACGTAGGCTCATCGCCGTTCATAAACCAAAAACCTTCTTCTCTGCGTTTAAACTCTTCGTCTATAAAGTCGTACCACTTGTCTTTTTGCTCTTCAGGATACTCTCTCCAGTCAAATATGTTTTTTAATTTATTTAGCTCTTTAGGATACTCTAGCTTTTCCCACTTTCTTTTGTCTGACACGAGCACTGATTTCGGTTCAGGCGGCAACCCAATTTGCAAACCTTGTATCTCCAATATCTGTCCAATTTTTCCACTTTTAGAGATAACCACAATATCATTTTCTTTATTGTAACCATATTCCCATCTGCGTTTTTTGTTAAGTCGACTTATAGTAGTCTTCTTAACTGGTTCAACTATTTTATATAAGCTTTGTTCGTAACTCATTTCGATCTGCCTTCCGCGAAGCCTTTAAATACTCGCTCTTTCTTTTCTTCTTGTGTCTTTCCTTCCAGAATATTTTCTTCTTCTTGTACGCGGTTGAGGATTTCAAATGCATCAAATATAGCTAACTTCTTAGTAGCCGCAGCGTTTTTAAGTCGATCAGCAGATACATCATCTTCTGTATTAGTTATAATTTGCTCTTCAGCTACTTTAATTAACTCATCAACAGCTTTACGCCCAGCTAGGATTATACGTTTCTTCGTCTCCTTTATGCTCATATTTAATTGTAATAAATTTAGAATATACTCTATATAGCTTTTCACCGTCTATAATAAACTCGTATTTAGAAAAAGGAGTAAAATCTACAACATCACCTTCTAAAAAAGATCCATCAGTATACTTTATTATACCTTTAGTAGGATGCTCTTCTTCATTGCTCCAGCTGCTTTTATTTTTCAAAGGCTTTACAAAACAAAAACCAGGCATTGGTTTCCATTGGCCTTTGTGCTTGTGTAAAAAAACTTGATCTGGAGATACTATATATTTATCTTCAGAAAACCAAGCTTTACTGTTTCTTTCATTACCTTTAACGTCGTGCCATCTTCTAAAAACATTATGATGAACTATTACTTCGTCTCCTTTTCTAATAGAAACATTACTAACAATAGGACTGTTACAGACAACAGCTTGACGGTTAACATACTCATGATTATATATTTCAGAGTTTAGTATCAACTCTTTATCTCCAACTTTCTTTTTATTGTTATATCTATGTCCAATAGGTGATATAACAAAGTTGTAAACGCCTTTCATCAATACTCTAGATTATATTCTACAGATATTGCCATATTTTTATTAAAGTCTTTCCAAGGTATGACTACTTTATTTTTTCTTATATAAATAGAGTATTTTTCTTCTTCTTCTACTATATCGCATATAGTGTGACCTCCGTAAACTTCTTGCCCTACAGCGTAGTGCATAGCGTCTATTTTATAATCTTTACCTATGGTTATCTTTCTTATTAGCTTCGTTGTTATCATTTTCATTATATTTAATTGTTCCGTCTACAATATTGATTTCATCAGTACCATAGTCTTTTTTAAACTCTTCTCTTAGCTCTTCAATAACATCTTGCATAGTAGCAATCATGTGTAACACAGAGTGTTTTCTAGTTTCTAAAGTACCTATTTCTTGTTGCATTTTAGTAATTCCTTGAGCAGCTTTTCTTAATCTTTCTAACTGCTGTTCTGTAATTTTTTCTGCACGTGGTTTTAAATCCACTTTTGGAGTTTTTCTTTTTGCCATGATTTTATTTAATTAAATTAATATTATAAACTATTTCTAGTTTTTATGTCTGTTTCTATTAAAGCTATATTTGCATCACTTACAAGTTCGTTGAAAATAACTACTTCAAAAAACTTAGCGCCAACAGCTGACGCACTACTTGTTGATCCTAGTCTAAGTATTCTAAATGTTCCAGAATTTGAAGCTGGAAAACCACCACCTAGAGAAGTATCGTCTTCAAAAACATCAACGTCATTACTACCGTCTCTAGATATTCTAAATAAAGCTTTGCTAGTACTAGGAGCTGTGTCTGCTGTTAATATAGTACTAGTACCATCAAAAATAAACCTAAACTTAGCCTCAGTAGAACCATGAGCAAACCTAAAAAAGTTATTTCCTGAACCAGCACTACCTTGGAATATTGATTCTGGCTGGACAGCATCATTCTGGTCTATTACCGCGAATATTGTAAACGCTCCTGTAAGAACTATTTCAGAAGTAAGGTTTGCTTCTGGATATGTACCACCGACTTGCTGTTTTAAATGTAAAGCTCCGCCGGTAAATTCTACTCTATCACCTGTACCAGCTGAAGCGTCATCTATAGGATTACCTTGGCCACTACTATCAGCCCATATAATTCTATCACCGTCGTCTGATTGGCCTTCATTAAACTTTAGCCAAGTCTGTATACCAGATACACCAGCTATATCAAATCCAGTTGAAGGATTTTGAGATGATATTATTCTATTACCTAAACCTAACATTAAACGCCTAAATAGCCAATTATCATTTTAGCTTGAGTAGCGTGAACTTCAGTATATCTTCCGTATATAATAGTTCCAGCTGGAATAGTATTGCTATTATCAAGCTGAACACCACCGGCGCCAGATACAGCTGTTGGGCTACTACCGTGAGCAATGTCGTGAGCAGCAGATTCAGTCTCAAAAAACTCTACTCCGTTACCAGCGTCTTGTTCTGCTTTTAAACCACCACTTGCCTCTAAAGCGGTATCTTCTAAAAAGTGTATTGCTACAAATACTTTTCCAGTTGGAGCTTTCATAGGGTTAACGGTATCGTTAAATATACTACCCATCTGTCCGAACTGATAAGCTACTTCTGTTGAATTTTGTCCCATTTTATTTTTCTTTTGATTGTTCGTTTTTCTTTGAACTTCCACCGAAGAAGAAGTCTATAATTGTATTTACTTTAGCGCTCATAGCACCGAATATTGTAGAGATGAAACTAATTTCAAACTCTCCTAGTTCTATTGATTTTGTAACAAAGTAGTTAAACATTACAAATGTAATACCAAAATATGCTACAGTAAACAACGTTGCTAATACTTTTTGAATAATAGCATCGTCTTTATACATATCACGTGCAGACTTGCGATCTTCAACTTCTTTTGCGAAAGCTTCACGCTCTGCGTCTAGCAATATTTTTTTAAGAGCAAGCTTAGCTTCGTCTCTTTCTTTGTCAGTAGTAATTACTTTATCGAGGATACCCTCTGCGTTATCTACTATTTTACCAAATAAACCTCCTACTAAATTATTAAGCATAAGCATTTCCGTTGTTAGCTTCTTTTTCCCAAGGAAAACCATCGTCTCCAGCTTCTTTAGCTACTCCGTCAACGATAATCATATCCTTGCCGTCTATAGTTTTTCTTAAAAAAGTTTCGCCATTATATTTAACATAATCATCTCCGTACTCTAACTTTCCAGTTCTCATGTCAGTAGAGTGTCTCATTTCGTGATTTATAACTTGTCTTTCTATTCTGCTACCAGGTTGTATATTATTGTTTATGTATATACTACCATCCATATTAGCCTCACCTAAAACTTCAGCTCCTAAATCTTTTCTAATAACAGGTGTTCCAGGTACAGACGCGTTTGCATCTCCAGACTCTTTACCGAATCTCATTTTTTTATTTAACCTACCGCTTGTTGCGATAGGAACTTTTCCTTTACCTAGCTTAAATCCCATTATTTAATTTTATATTTTCCAAAAAGTCTGTTTAAAAAACCCGGATTATCTTCTCTATATGCTTTACGAGCAGACTTGTCGTGGGCTTTGCTTTCTTTACGCTTTGCGCGTTTAGCTTTTTTATCTTCGCTACCAAACCCACTAAAACCTTTCATTGAATATGCCATTATCTATCTTTGTCTTTAATCATATCGTCAATAGCTTTATTGTAAACTTTATCTGTATATGATTCGTTATTATAGAATACACTTCTTTCAGAAGTTGGTAAATCATCTTCACCTAATAGAACTCTATATATCCTACTTATTAGTTGGCTGCATTTAAATGAAGTTTTATATATGCTATATTTTATCGTCGTGCGATTTCTATGTCTCCAAACTTCTATCCAGCCTTCTTTTCTTAGACGCTCCCACCTCTCTTTATCCCAAGAGTATGTATAAGTTCCGTCTATAAATTCATTTCTTGTAAAACGCTTCTTACAGT